AATGACTATAGAGAAAAAACAAACTTCAATAAAATGTGATGAATGTGGATATGTAGTGCCTAAAGCAGAAGCATTAGATTTAGAGTTTTGCAATGAGTGTGAAGCCGAATTAGATATTCCAGATCAATGGTATGAGGAGTTAAACTAATGGACCTCAAACAACTCTATGAAGATTACCTGGAAGAATGCGATGCTGATTGGGGCATCGAGGATGGTGAGCCACAAGAAGATGTTCAGCCATTATCTTATAAACAATTTGTCGCACAATATATACAAGAAGGAGCAAACTAATGAAATTTTATAACTGGAAATCATCTGATCAAAGAGATCTAGTACTAATGAAGTCTTTAGCCGTAGGTGGTGAGGGCAGAACTGGCTACATCATTGAAGCTGAAACTAAGACGGCTGAGAAATACATAAACAAGCTTATGCAGTCTATACAGCTTGATGGTCTTGGTTCAAAGTGGATCAGCATTGACCAGGTCGATGAGAATGCATTGTTTATCGACAGCAAGAAAGTGTTTCTTAAATTTATGGAAGTGCTGTCTAAGACTGACTTTATTGTTGATGACCATGTTGGTTATGAAACTTATCTTTTAGTAGGAGCAAACTAATGAGTAATTTTCAAAATTTATCTGACAATGATAAACAAGTATTTATTTTGATCACACAAAAGACAAAGGCATACAAAGATGGTTTGAAGAAGTTTTTTAGTATTGCTGAGAACCAACGAGAATTTGATGAATTTGCAGAAGATTTTTATAAAAGCATATTTTTTAGTTACTTAGATGATAAGGAGAAAGACTAATGGGAGTTTATTGGGAATTTCAAATAGAAGAAACTTTAGAAAATGGTGAGGTACAAGACCCTAATATTTTTCTATCTATATTAGATGGTAAAGTTGACAAAAGGTATGACAAGCCATTTGACCTTGTGCCAGCTAACTTTCCTTTAAAATATGTCTATACTTCTTTCATTGATTCCGATGGTGTTAAAAGAAGAGGTTACAAAAATAAAGGTAGTTGGCAAAAAGCTGGTTACACAGAAGAGTTTGTCATAGTTAAAATGACCGGCACAGAAGATGAGGGCATCATTGATAGAGATTATATTTATCTTAATGAGGATGGATCACTGCCAACAAAAGAATTACCAAAGTATGTTGTTGATGCTTTTAATAAATGTATGAAAGAGGGAGCAAACTAATGAGGGTTAAGAATACTGCCGGTCAAGAACATGCTGGTGTCTATTGTGCCTATGTGAGGGTATCGACAGACAGCCAGGATGTTGCCAGGCAAGAGATGGAGATCAAGAAGTGGCTCAATGGTGGTGATCACCAGGTTATGTGGTTTAAGGAAGAGGGTGTCTCAGGTAAGATTTCACCTTCTAAAAGACCGGAGCTATCTAAATGTATTGAGACTGCCAAGGTTAACAAGGCTACTATTATTGTAGCTGACCTGGAAAGATTCAGTCGTAGGATGCAAGACACATTAGATTTCTTTGAAGAGAAGCTGGAGAAGGGCAAGATAAAATTTGTTGTCTGCAATGAGCCTGAGATATCCGAAAGCTGGGAAAGGTTTTCTATGAAAGCGTACTTTGGTGCTATGGAAAGACGTAGGATAGCTGAAAGAACTAAGTCAGGTCTTAGTAAAATCAAACAAGAACTCAGGGAGAAGGGCGAGTATCAAACCAGGTCAGGCCGTACTATTACTAAGCTTGGCATTCATGATCATATGGATAAAGCAAGGGCCAGGGCTGGTGAAGTTGTGAAGGCTGAGAGTGACGGCTTTGCTAAGATCGTAGGTCCTACAATCATGAAGCTTCTTAAATGTGGTGATAGCTATAGGGAGATTGCCATACAACTAAATCAAATGGGTGTAACCACGGCAAGAGGTGGTGATTGGTATGCATCTACAGTTCGCAATGTCGTTAAAAGATTGGAGCAACAATGAAAAAGAAACAATTACAAAATTATCTTGATATGGAAATGTCTAAAGTCTTATGTGAACTAGAGATAAAGATATACCAGGAAAGACAAGATAGATTAAATTCTAGAATACAAAGATATTTTAATTCAACACCACTTAGAAATGTTTTTGCTCGATATGTAGTTTACGCTTACATCGTTAACGAGTTTTACACTATATCATTTGTTGCTGAAGAACTAAGAGCCACAAGACAATCGATCTCAAATATGGTTGATGAATGTGAAGCTGAAGGCTGGTTGCAAGTTGAAAGATCAGCCAATCGTGTGGCTTTCAAAGGAACTGAGACTATGTATGAAGCATTTGTAGGTTATCTTAATGCTCGAAAAGACCTGGCCAAAAAGGTAACTAAAGGTCGATGGAATGATCTTACAAGATTAGCCGATCTAGTGGAAAATGATTTCACACTCTACAAGCATCTGAGCGATGAGCCACTTGACATTGATTATCAATCTCATCCTGATATTGTAAAGTTTCAGAAAAAGGATAAATCATGAAGGACAAATTTGGTAAAATAATACAGTCTAGGATCGATAAGATAGGCAAAAGAAATATCAACGGCCATAATCTTAGTGATCATTTTCCAACACTTACTGGACCACAAAAAGAAAAGGTAGCCAAAGCTGTTTTAAATCACGAACACTATATGCATTATAAAGGAGCTAAGACAGCAGTCAGAATGACTATCCCAATCGTGAGTAGAAAGAGTATTCAATCAGCTTCTCAGGAACTAAAGAAATTATCCAGGGCGCTACAGTCTATTCATAGAGATACCAGCAAGTCTGTTTTTCAAAGATGCCTTGATGCACAAGATGCTATTACCAGGGCAAACTTTAGTATAAAATCTAGAACAGACTTTTGGTTTCTATACGGCATACATGGGCTTAGATAATGAATAATATTTCTAACAAAAACAAACCATTAAAAATCGAACTACTACATTTAGGGGGCATTTTGACACATACTTCTAAGGGTAGTACACACAAACCATTAATCAGAAGGAGACTAAACATGGTTAGTAAACAATCACTTAGCGAGAAGAGCCGTTATAATAATAACAGTTTGTCGCATAATATATATATTGAAAGAAGTATTTTACCTACATTTTGGCACAACCCTCTAGCTTTTATAAAAGTATTGAGGGTACTTGGTTATATCCTAGCATCTATTTTTACAATGGTCTACATCTATTACCTACTACATCTAGTATGTCTAATTGATGATGCTTGTTTTGCTCTTAATTATGGAGTGATAAATGGCTAAATTTTCAGACGATACTAAGGAACTAGGTGCTTCAAGAGTTCCAGCTATAGTTTTGGGTCAGACTAAATTTTCTACTAATGAAAGAGAAAGACAAAAAACTATTCATGCAAAACAGAATATACCTACCATTGAATCTGATTTTGCACAAGATGCGAAAGAACGAGGTAATTACCTGGAAGAAGCAATCATTGTTTGGTCAATAGATAAGCTTGCTAAGATAGGTGAGGGTGTTGCTGATGTCAGGGTACATGATGTCACTGATGGTCACAGATTACCTGACCTGGGATTGTGTGCATCTCTTGATGCTATTGTGCAGATAGATGGTGAGATCACAATGCAAGACCCTCAGACTAAAGGCCATATGGTTTTAACCGGTATGGGTGCATTAGAAATAAAGACTACAAACACTGATGACTTCCCCAGGCCTGACCAGGTTATTCAGCTACAGACACAGTTATTATGTAGTGGGTTAAAGTGGGGCATCATTGCTATCTTTGGGAAATCACAAAGACTAAACCTTGTACCTTACAAAGCTGACCAAGAACTCCATGCTATCATCATGGAAAAGGTTGCTGAGTTTTGGCAGAAGGTTGACCTGGATGAACCATACCCACCATTAGATAATGGCAAACCTTACACCATAAACCTGGACCATCTAAAGACTAAGAATGAAGTTATTCGTATAGCTATGGATTGGGCCAAGGCTGATGCCGAGGTAAGGGAATGGACTACCACCAGGCAAGAATGCCAGGAAGCATTAGAGCTTGTTATGGAACAGAATGATGCCGAGATAGCCGAGATAGGGGAGTACAAAATACTTAATCCTATCGTCAAAAGAAAAGCACAACCTGAGAAGTTAGTGCCAGCAAAAGATGCATCTTGGTACAGAAGATTTAAAATAGAAAAGAAGGAGAACTAAATGACATTACCAACTTTAAATCCAACTAACATGACTGAAGCTATTGAGTTCTCAAAGTTTCTAGCATCGTCTACTCACATACCAAAAGACTTCCAGGGTAAACCAAATAATATCTTGGTAGCTATTCAATGGGGCTATGAGATTGGTCTAGCTCCTATGCAAGCTCTTCAGAATATTGCAGTCATAAATGGTAGGCCTTCACTATGGGGAGATTCTATGATAGCCGTCTGCAAGGCCCATCCTGATTGGAGAGGTATTAGTGAGACTTATGTTGAAGAAGAAGATAAGGCTGTCTGCCTGGTCAAAAGAAATGTTCATGGTGAGATAGAAGAAACAACTTCTGAATTTTCATATAAGGATGCACAGCGTGCCGGCTTAACTAATAAACCAGGTCCTTGGAAAAACTATACGAAAAGAATGTTACAACTTAGGGCCAGGGGCTTTGCTCTCAGGGATGCTTTTCCGGATGCAATCAAAGGTTTGATCACTGCCGAGGAAGCTCAAGATTACCCTGAAAAAAAAGAGCCTAAGAACGTCACTGATAGTAGTAAGAATACTGATGTGATTGATGATATCAAAAACAAGGTTAAGTCTATAGAGAAGGCTAAAACTGACGTTAAATACATAATGCATTTTATTGGCCCACATGAACCTATTGTTTATGCCAATGCCAGTGATTTCATCATGAAATTTATAGATACATTATCTCAACTCGAGAAAAGCAATAACAGTCAGGACAAAAAAAATATTTTGTTCAATGATCTTAGACAAAAAAATATGGATGAGATCGCCAAGCTTAATTCTTTAGAACAATCAGAAATAGAAATGGAGATGGAGAAGTATTATGTCGCAGACAAAAATTCCGATGACTAAAAAACAAAATCAAATTTTTAATTTTATGAAAGAGTACTATGAAGAAAAAGGTGAGATGCCATTACAATGGGAAATAGCTGATCACTTTAACATTCTTGCAATGTCAACAATACAATTCCATCTTAAAGGCATGGAAGAAAGAGGGTGGATTAGAAAACTACCTGGCCGTAAAAGAGCAATAGCTCTAGAACTAGATGGCATTTAATCTTTTAATTAACCTATCGGCTCTTGCTGTTACTTGTGTGTAATAGCGAGAGTCTTTCAACTGATTACCAGCTTCAATCCAATCTCTATTTTTTACAGCTTCTCGAAACTTAACAAATTTAGATAAACGAGGTCGGCCCATATTGAACATGAGGTTGCCAATGATTTGTTTTACCTCTTCAGGAAGCTCATCAAAATCATCAAACAAAACTTTACATTCACTGATTGTACCCTGGACATCCATTTGAAAACATTGCTTCACTCTTTCTTGAGATACTGGAGTGCCTACTGGCTTACCATATTCTTCATCCCATTCAGTGACTAAATGTCCGATACCAAATGTAGGTAACCCAAGATGATCTAAATAGATTTCATCCTTAGTGCCTTCATCGATTATCAAATCTTCTCTAAGCTTTTCGATATCCATTAGGCAGTCGCTGTTTTCTTTTTCTTTTTAGCAAACATTCTAAGCTTCTTAAAATCAGATGCTTCCATCTTCTTTTTATTGCCTGACATCTTTGCAATTTTCTTTTGTTTGTTTGAATAACTTCCATAACTTCCTGGCATGATCTTATCCTTTCTTTTTTCTAAATAAATCACCATCAGCTTTTTTGACAGTGGACTTCCCCTTCGCATGGGCTTTTAGTCTTGCGACTGCCCATTGATGAGGTGACATTTTAGGTCTACTACCGGATGAGTAGTAAGCTCCTAAACCTCTTTTATAAATCTTGTTTGCTCTTTCTGTTCCAAACATCTTTTGGTATTTTTCAGGTGCTGACATGTTAACCTCTCATTCTTTGTTTAGCTATTTTGTCCATCATGGCTGGTGTAAGTTTACCTTGTCGATATAACTTGGCTGTCCTTTTGATCTCAGCTTCTCTAGCTGAAGGGTTCTTTGCACCAGCTACATATTTAACTGGTGTGCCTTTCTTAGTCTTAGGAACTTTGGCAAACTTACGTTTGAACTTTTCTTTAGGGTAGGGCTTCTTCATTTTCTATCCTTTCCCTTTAGACGTTCTGCCGTTCTCATTCCAGCAAGGCCTAGCATTCCCATCAAAACCGGAAGCATAGTTGCTGTATCAGCCTGGGGAATAATAATTCCAAACCCAGCACAAATAGGACTGACTAGAAAATTGACCAGGAAACCCAGCACACATACCCAGGCAGTTGCCGGTCTCCAGGATGACTGAAACCAGTTACCTTTTGCTTCTGCTTCATTAACTTTGATTTGTGCCAGGGCAATCTCTTGAGCATGCTTCTCAGACATTGTTGCTATGTCATGTGCCAGCTTTGCCTTCTGATCTGCATCAGGAATAAACTTATCTAGTAAACCAGTGACTGGTCCTATCAATGCTTGTAACATTCTAACCTCCTTTTAACACTTCATTCAAACCAAAACCCTCTAGCAAAATTAGAGTAAAAAATAATAACAAGATTCCACCAGCTATAAGTTTCCCACTAAAGTTTGTTGATCCGATTTTGATTGCCACGAACTCATTACCTAATATTCGTAGAGACAACTCAAAGGAATTATCACTTACCTTTACACTGCCCCAATCTGATAATGGTTTTTTATCAGTCATTACTTTCCGACTTTCTTTTGTGCTAGTTTGTGAGCTTCTCCGAATGACATTCCCTGGAGCATCTTTGATCTCATCAATCTCATATGCTTAGATGTATGATGCTTTGAATGTTTCTTCATCGTATTTTCCTGACGTTTAGTAAGTTCTTTTTTATGTTTCATTAATAGACCCTCACTTTTTTTGGATTAACCTTTGGAACTAACTTACAAATACACTTGTAAGTTTTCATGCCGTTCTCAGTTTGTAATTGCTGTCCACTTAATTCCTGGGAGTAGTAAGTGCAATCGTTCACAGATTTAAAATAAATAGACCCACTTGATACCGAGCCGAGCATGCATGTCAGAATAAAGGCTGTCATATGAGACCTCTTTTTCTAGCAATGATTACCAGGGCTGTGATGACACCACTGAATAGGGCAGTAATCAAAATACCTAAAACAACTTTTAAAATTATATCTTGGATTTTTTCTGATCTTTTCTTTCGTGCAATAGCAGATTCTTTTCTTCTTTTCCTGGCTTCTGCACAGTGAGCAAGGTAGTCATTATATAAATTTGCACGGCCATATAGTTGCATGAACTCTCTCAATGTTTCTTTCTTACGTCTAATCTCCTCTAGGGCCATGAACTCTTCCAGGTCATTATCTTGCTTACCTAAGAAGTTAGTCCATATACTATTTTTTCTTTTGTGAAGGTCTTGCTGAAGCTGATCTTCTGCACCTACAAATTTAGCTATGGCTGAACCAGCAGATGTAAGTTCTCTACCATTTTCTATAGTCTGTTTTATTATTGCATAAGCACCATTAGCTAATGCCAATGCTTCAAGCATCTCCTCACCTCACTAACAAGCCAATCAAAAGTAAAATTATTGAACCCATCCCAGCATACAAGCCGTTCTCCAGCCTTCTTAACCTAGACCCTAAATCTTCAATGATTGTTTTCAGACTATTAATTTCACTTTGTAAGCTTGTCATAGTTGGTTTTGACATTACTCTTTAACCTCTTTCTTAGGCCTACCTTTTTTGACCGGCTTTGGTTTCTCGACTTGTGCCTGGGTCTTCGGTTTTAATTTTGGATTAAGATCATATAAGTGTGGCATTATCCTACCTTTGAATTTTCCATTGCTTTTGTTGTTTCATCATTACCAAGTGATGTCGTTAATCTTTGTAGATATTGTTGCTGTAATATATCGGCATCTTCAAAAGCATCTTTGAGATCGTTAGTTTGTTTTTGCCACTTAACAACTTTACTTGCTAATCTTAATTGCTCAACAGATAAATCAGATTGCTTGTATTCTTTGCCATCAATATTGATTACATTTGATTGTTCAGTCATTACCAAGATACTCCATTTGCTGTAATTGGGTTCTTCATTAGTGATATTTGATTTGCTATACTATCCTCAATGCTCTTGACTTCATCAGCACCTAAAGCATCTTTTGCCCAACCAATAGCATCTGCCTCTGTTACGTCTGCATATGCCTTTGGTGTGCCTACAAGAGTTACACCGACTGAACCATAAGATGATCCAGTGTTACCATCTGCATCTTCGTCTGAGGCTCTCCAGTGTATTGTTGTGATTATATTCTCATGGTCTCCACTTTTTAAGTCTCGATCCATTGAGGGTATTGTCCATGTTACTGCCATTTTAAGCTCCTTCTAGTGCTGTTATTCTTGCTTCTAATTCTTGTATGGTTTTCACGAGTAGTGGTACAAGACGACTATGGTCAATTCCCTGTATAATTGGAATAGTATTTCCATCAGCATCTAGTTTATTATCGCCTACAGAAACACCATCAGGTAATTTTTCGCCGTCTCCCCAAACCTTTACTGCATCTTTTTCTCCACCAATAGCTTCAGGG